TTTACGTGGTGAAGGTTTGGATTTCGTTGTGTTGGATGAAGCTTCTTTCATGGCTCACCGTACATGGATGGAAGCATTGCGTCCAGCTTTGTCTGATCGCAACGGGCGCGCGCTATTCATATCCACTCCTAAAGGTCGTAATTGGTTCTATAATTTATATATGCGCGGTCAATCAAACGAAAACAATTGGCGATCATTCAGCTACCCAACAAGTGATAATCCCTATATACCAGATGCCGAAATAGAAGCCGCACAAAAGGATCTCCCAGAACGTATATTCCAACAGGAGTATCAAGCCGCATTTTTAGATGATGCTGGTGGAGTGTTCAGGCGTGTTATGCAAGCAGTCAATGGAAGCATGAAGCCCGAAGGTGATCAATATGTTATCGGATGTGACTGGGGTCGCCAGAATGATGCCACCGCCTTTGTTGTGGTAGAATTGTCATCGGGCATTGTTGTTGAGATCGACCGCATGGCTGAGACTGACTACCAGACTCAAGTTATGCGGCTAGAAGCATTATGGCAACGTTACGGTATTCATACGGAGATAATAGCCGAGTACAATAGCATGGGTGGACCAATGGTGGAAGCATTACAAAATAAAGGGCTACCTGTTTCGCCGTTTGTCACTACCAACGCGTCCAAGATGAAAATCATCGATGGACTTTCCTTAGCCTTCGAAAGGGGAGACATCCACATTCCACAAGATCCCACATTGATCGGGGAGTTACAAGCATTCGAGAGTAAACGCCTACCTAGCGGAGCTGTACGATATAGCGCGCCAGATGGTTCTGGGATACATGATGATCTTGTTATGGCTTTAGCGTTGGCATGGAGCGCGAGAGAGGATGCCCAGCCGATAATATTGATGCACGCCTGAGGATAAAATATGACCGACTTCAAAACAAAAACAATACTAGACCGAGACTCAATCAAAGCCATTGTAGGTCTTCCTGCATGGGCAGAAAATTTTGGCACAACAACAGACAAATCGGCTGACAGTGCTATAGACGCATGGGCATCCGTACCGCTTTTGTATCGGGCTGTCTCATTACGTGCCAGCAGTTTATCGAGTGTTCCATTTGTAGTGTTTCGCGGACAGGAGGAAGTGGAGTGGCCGCTTGAACCTGATCTCCAAAGCGTCATCTATCAATTAGAGTTAGGATTATTATTGACTGGTGCAGCATATGCGTTAAAGCGTTATGTCGGTAACGTATTCACTGGGTTACAAATATTAAACCCTACCACAGTCAAATGGCAACACAAGCGCGGAGAGGATATTTTTACTCAGCGCATAGGCTCAGAGACTTATGGTCCTTGGACTGCTGATCAGATTGTAGCACTTCGGGAGCCGTCAATGACTGCCGACACAGGTACAGGATTAGCACCTGCCGAGGTAGCATTATCAGCATCGCAACTACGTTTCCACATGCAACAATTTGCCAGTGCATTTTTTGAGCATGGGGCACAACCACAAACACTAATAACAACATCGGGCAATCCTGCTACTGCTGAAGTCGAGCGCGCCCAATCATTTTTCAAGCGTAGAATGAGTGGCGTCGGTAATGCGTGGCGCGCCTTATTTTTACGTGGCGATCTCAAAGTCACAACATTAACACCAGACATGAAAACTATGGCAATGAAAGAATTATCGGATCATGTTGCCTTAGATATTGGAGCTGCCTTAGGAGTGCCTAGATCAATATTAGAATCGGATGCAGCCAACTACGCAACCTCCCAGACTGACCTTCATTCCTTCTGGCACATGACCATCAGACCGAGATTGCCGATGCTGGAGCTGGTGATAAATAATCAGGTATTACATGGGACGGAGTATTCTTTACAATTTGCACCTGAGCAGTTGGATGTATTCCAAGAGGATGAAAGTTTACGCGCTGCCAGTTTGTTGCAATTAGTACAGGCAGGAGTACCATTAGATGATGCCATGTTGATGTTAGGGTATGATCCATTAGAAAACAGACCAGAGTCAGTGGAGCAAGATTTAGCGGAACAATCGCCCGATGATGCTTTGATCGAAAGCGAACTGGCGAGCTGGCAACGTTTTGAATTGAATAATCTTGGCAAAAATAAGAGCCGTCAATTTATAGCGCATTATATTCCTGATGACATCACACAGGAAATACTAAAAGATTTGGACAATGCGTACACACCCGAAGCGATCAAGAACGCATTCCTACATCAACAAGTCAAGCGCACTCCAGTTATACCTCGCGGTAATACTATCGAGCCCGAACCAGTACCGGCTGCTGCGGATATACCGATTGATCTAGAGGGTGCAATAGACCTATGGAATGATACGATGCCACCAGTAGCAAGAGGGATGCTGGAGTCAACCGTCATAGATAAACAAGATACTAACGAACAAGACACAGTAACGGGAATATGATCGAAGCAATAATGGAAGTGCCAACAGATACGATTAAAAAGATACCAGCGTCATGGGATAAAGATAGACCAGATACTGGGTATTTTTATAATGCTGGCGCGGCTCGTTACAGGGACAGGACTGGAAAATTTATTAGTAACAACAAGTTAACCAATATGCGTAATGAGTTTATACAAAAACAAAAAGCAACGGTAAGAAAATTAGCTGAGGATTTGCAGGCTGGTAAACTTACACGAACGCGCTGGGCAAATGCTATGCGAAAACAAGTTAACCAGACCATGACTGCTGAATATCTAGCTGGCAAAGGTGGGGTACACAATATGACAAAGCGCGACTATAACATATTAGAAAACAGCATCAAACAACAATACGAATATTTTAATAACTTTGAACAACAGATTAAAAAGGATGCGGCTTCAGTCGATACAGCCATGAGCGAGGAGCGCATTGCTCAACGTTCAGAACTATACATGGAGAATACCAAAAAAGATTTTGAGCGCGCCAAAGTCGAAGCAAGAGGCATGCCTAACTTGCCACAATATCCGGGCGATGGTCGTACCATTTGTGGAGTAAATTGTAAATGTACTTGGGATATAAAATTCGTAGATGGTATGTGGCACGCAACATGGAGATTACACCCAGCCGAACATTGCCCAGATTGTCTTGCAAATAGTACAAGGTATAATCCCTATATAGTAGCGGCAACAAGATCCGCTCTGATGCACGAATTGGAAGCGTTGGTATAATGTTATGACTCAAATAACTTTAACAGTAAATAACAAGCAAGTATTACAAAGCCTTAAAGCTGTAGCGCAGGCTGGTCCTAATATTGTCAATAAAAATATAGATGATGCTTTGACGCAAGCGGCCAACAAAGTAAAAAAATACCCTAGTCGTTTATCTAATCAGAAATATAAACGTACTGGCACATTTGGTCGAAGCGTGAAAATCGTTAAAGCTAAACGAGCAGGCGGTGGCGGTTCTTATAGACGTACTGCCAAGCTAGTCACTAACGCACGCCAAAAAGGTAGATCATATTCTAAGTGGGTAACAGGTGACGCACGTGGACAATTTCAAGCGAGTATTCACCAAAACCGCTGGAATGTAGCCTATGAGGAAATGCAAAAAGCAGCAAAGAAAATAGCCAAATTATCAGAACAACAAATAACAAAACAAGCGCAAAAGGCTGGGAGATAACTATGCCATACGAAATAAGAACAGAGGAAAGCGAGGAAGGAAGCTCACAGTTTTGTGTGTGGAAGCTACCTTATACGGAAGACGATGAAGCCGAGAAAATGAAGTGTTACGATCAAAAGCAAGACGCGCAGGATTATATGATTGCTTTGAACATCGCAACAGAGGACGAGAATGAAGAGGGAGAAAAAGCGGTATACCTAAAATCTATTGACGATGATAATTTTACAGTAGCAGGCTGGGCAGTCGTCTATGGTGGTAAAGATTTAGAACAAGACACCTTCACAGACCAGACCGATTTTATGCTTGAAACAGTGCCAGCGCCAGCCGTTTTGTATGATCACGCGCAGGAGATTAAAAGCGTATTAGGTAAAGTTATTAATATAAATGTAAAAGATACAGGCATCTGGATGGAGGCACAAATAGACCGCAGCAAAAAATATGCAGAACAAGTATTGGAGCTAGTTAAAAAAGGTAAGCTAGGTTATAGCACTGGCTCAGTCGCGCATTTGGTCGAACGTCTAGAAGGCAACATAAAAAGA